ACTTAGGACAGTCTGACCAGTTGATGTACTCAGGTTCTTTATCGTTTTCACGGTCCAGTATCATCATACCACGATCGTCATCCCACGCATCGGCATAGTTGTGCGGAAAAGCATTACCAATGTAGTGTACCTTGCCTTGTTTCTGCCGCTTGTGGAAGTGACCTGAGAACACATACTCTTGATTCTTGAAGTGTTCGGCTTTAAGCTCACCATGGTCGGGCATTTGTACCATAGCGTTCATATAGAAAGATGGAAGTTCAAAGTGACCAAACAGGTATTTTGCTTTTAACTTTTCGATCTTCTTCCACTCATCGCCAACCAACCACGGAACTAATGCTACATCGTCAACAACTTGCATATCTTCGACAACAGTTATACCAGGAATATGTCTTGCAAACTCAGTTGAACTAACATCACGTTTGTCTTTGTAGTACAAGTCGTGGTTACCAGCAAACATATAGAAGTTTTCAAAGGATGCACCTAGTTTTTCTAGTAGTCGTATGGTTGTATCCATAGTTGTTAAGTTAAGACTGTTGCGATTATGGTGCCAGTCGCCGCAAAAGATGCCTGTTTCGCATCCGTGTTCCTTTGACTGTTCAATATACCAATCGATAAATTCTTCACAGTCCTGATTATGAACACGACTGTTACCTTTCATACCTAAGTGTATGTCGGTAAACACTGCTGCCTTTTTAAACAATATAGATCTCCATTTCAACTACAAGTATAACAACAAAACTTTTTAAAAGCAACCTATTTTGCTTCTTCGTTGCGTTTTAGTGCAGCTTCCCACTCGCCTTCGTGCAATCTTGTGTAACTTGGATTTAAATCATTCATTTCGAGTATGTCGTCACGTATGTTTTGATTGCGTTTCTCTAAGTTGATAACACGCACAAAGCTATTGGTAACTGCCGCAGTATAATATGCAAATGGATTATTGGACTTTGATTCATCAAATTGCAGTCCAATCTGCGCAAGTTGGAGTATTGCTTGGCCTTTCATCTCGTCTTTATAGGTGTATCCACGTACATTGCCACGAGTTGAATATCGATCTACAAGTTTAAGCCACATCATTGCAAGTTTGTTAGTTGCTTTGCCATGGTCTTTGTTAAAGTGACCATTTTCCATGCCGCCTTCCCAATGACTTTTGCCTACACAAACAAGATTGTCGTCGTCGTCGAACTTGTAATGCTGGAATGGAGGAAAATTAAGTTTTACTTTATGGTCTGCAACTGTTTTTGGATTCTTTTTACGACCAGGCTCGTCTGGAATGTGATCAAACATCATAACTCTAAATATAATGTCTGTTTTTTCAATCTTTTTATAATCTACTTCAAACTCTGCCATCTTAACCTTTTGTCCAGCAGCTTTAGCAGCTTCGTATGCTAGTTGGCCTTGTTTTTTTGCTTTGTTCTTTTTAGCTTCTGCTGTTGTTCTAATGTTTATTTTATCAACACTTGGTAATATTATATCATAGTCAGCATATTCTTTTGCAACATAACTACAGAATGTACTTTTTGACTTGTGTATTTCTATTAGCATGTCTTTGTTATTTAAATAATTTACTTTTCTAGCCAATTTTTGACTCCTTTTAACTTATAATAAACTACACACTTAATTTTGTCAACTAAATAATGTATAGGAGAACTCAATGGTAAACGATCCTCGACAAACAAGTCCGATATCACAAGGAAGCGATCTAAACAGAATTGCTAACCCAGGAAATAAAAAACAAAACTTGTCTGATTTGACAGGATCTAATGCTCGTATGCTTATGAGTAATCAACGATCAAGAAATATTCCTCCAGGTGCTGAAATACAAAAAAGAGAGTTTGCTATTGCAAGCATAGCACCAAATGCTTCGAACGCAGGCGACGATTGGCGTGTAAAAATTAGTGTTCCTAATCTATCAACCTTTAGATCAAGTCCTTTGCTGTCTCCTCTAATTGATACTGGAAACCAATGTGTGTTTCCAATTGTTCCTACCATTATGGTTCAGTACCTTGCAAATTACGGCAGTGTTGAACCAGTTCATACTAATTATACTTATCCTCAATATATTAATAGTTCGATAAACGAGATTGCAATTACTGGCGAGTTTCCGGTACAAAACGAAGAAGACGGTAGGTATTGGTTAGCAGCAACACACTTTTTCCGCAGTTTAACAAAAATGTTCTATGGAGATAGCAGTAACAAAGGGGCTCCACCGCCTTTAGTGAAGTTAAACGGATATGGAGACTACGTTTTTAACAATGTTCCTGTTGTAGTAACTAGTTTTGCTAGTGATTTACCAAATAATGTAGATTATATACGTGTTCCTATATATACAAGTGTAACAGGACAGTATGAACAGCAGTATCAAATGGTTCCTACCAACAGCACAATAGCAATTACAGTACGCCCAGCATATAGCAGAAGCAAAATTTCAACATTTAGCTTGGACAAATATATAAACGGCGAATTATCAGACAAAGGATTTATCTAATGGCAACATATGTTAAGACAAGTCCGTATGCAAACACGGTAATTAGCACAAGCGGCGAGCTTGAACTTCTCAAAATACGCCCTGTACCTGCAGATGATGACGATTACCTTTATGAAATTGAACCGCAATATACTCATCGCCCCGATCTATTAGCATTTGATGTTTACGGTTCAAGTAAACTTTGGTGGGTGTTTGCACAACGTAATATGGATATACTAAAAGATCCAGTTTTTGATATGAAAGCCGGAGTAAAAATTTTCTTGCCTAAAAGCAGTGAATTGAAAAAAACGTTAGGATTATAATGGCAATCAAACCAAATATGCTACATCAGTTTGCTTCGTACAACTGTATTTTTACCTTGTCGGTACTAACAGTTGACGAAGTCAACATGCCTGACGAAACATATCGTGTTCAAGAGCCTCTTTTACAAATTTTCCGTAGTGGCGGTGGTGCAGAGAACAAAGTAACAACAGCATATGAAGATGCTATTGGTAAAAAGTTAGAATATTTTATAGATAATGTAACCGTTGAAGGTATTATGGTTCCTAACAGTAAAACTAGAACAACAAATGCTACATTTTTAGAATTTGAAGTTACAGAACCATATAGCATGGGGTTGTTTTTACAAACATTGCAAATTGCTGCTACTACAGCTGGGTATACAAACTATATTCAGGCACCTTATCTATTAACAGTTGAATTTATAGGCTATGATGACGACGGAGACATATTAGTTGTCGAAGATGGACGCAATCTTAAAAGAATGTTTCCTTTAAAGTTTACAAATATTGAATTTCAAGTAAACGAACAAGGAACTTCGTATGCAATTGAAGCTATACCGTGGAACGAACAAGCATTTTTAGATAATGTAGAAGCAGTAAAGACAGATATTGCAATTAAAGGAAATACAGTTGTTAGTTTGCTTCAAAATGGCGAACAAAGTCTTACAACTGTTATGAATGGACGATTTGAAGAACTAAGAAAACAAAATAGTTTGCAATCAGCAGATGAAATTGTTATTAGTTTTCCTAAAGAGTTTGCAACATCTCTTCAACAAGCACAAAAGCCTGGTAATACTGATCAAGGTGCAACTACACCTGGAAAAAAGAAAAAAGGCGGCGGCCTTTTAGGTAAAGTTGTTGCTGGAGCAGTTGGAGGCATTATTGGCGGTGCTTTAAACGGAAATAAAAATATCGGACAGGCTGCATTAGGCGGCGCATTAGGAGGTGCCTTCGGCGGCGGCCTTGCTGGAGGGTTGCTCGGCGGAGCAGGAATAGGCAGTTTGCTTACATCTTTTAAAGAAGGTGACATTAACGGACTGTTTCAAGGCATTACAGGATTCTTAGGAGCTCAAGCCCCACAAGACTTTGAAGCATTTATTAGTATGATTACTGGACAGGTGTTTACTCGTAGCAGCATAGGCGAAGGACTAAGTCAGTTGTCGCAAGATCCTGCTAGTTTAAACGGATTAGGCGGCGCAAGTATCATTGATAGTTTTACTGACATGGGTCAAGCACCAATGGCCCAAACAGGACAAGTTTACGATAGTAAAAACAAAGTTATGACTCGTGGTAAAAATGTTATTAGCAATGACGAACGTGTGTTTAGTTTTGGCGCTAGTACAAAAGTTACTAGAATTATCGAAGAAGTAATCTTAACTAGCGAATGGGCAAAAACTGTAAAAGATCGAGCACCTGATGAAAACGGAATGATCGAATGGTTTAAAATAATTAGTGAAGTTTTTGTTAAACCCGGGGCACAAGCAGAACAATTAAACGGTGAACCTTCAAAAACATATCATTATAAAATAGTTCCTTATCTAGTGCATACTAGTCATTTACAAAAGCCAACAGATCCTGGTTTAAAATATGAAAATTTAAAAGAAACTGCATTAAAAGAATACAATTATATCTACACAGGCGAAAATAATGATATTATAAACTTTGATATTAATATTAATGCTGCATTTTTTACCGCAGCAATGACAGACGCTGGTCAAAACAATATGAGTTTTAAAACTGGCGGCACACAAATGAAAGCAATACAAGAAAAAGACGGGCAACTAACTTTAAATGATCCTTCGAGTGCTATTAGTAGTACAGGACAGATATTACAAGTTGATCAAGTTAAATTAAGTACTCAAGGCGGTGGCGGCGCTGGTATAGATAACAGTAAAATACGTACAGCACGTATGTTCCATGATATTATTATCAATAGTAATGTTGATCTTGTCTCTCTCGAGCTTGAAATATTAGGAGATCCTTATTTTATATTTGATAGTGGTATGGGAAATTATACTGCAAAGGATATTGACGCTAATGAAACAGAAAATGGCGACATTGAATATCAGAGAGGCGAAGTTGATATAGTTGTTAACTTTAGAACACCGGTAGACTATAATGACGAAACAGGAACAATGGATTTTCCAGAAGATACAGTACCGGTTGATGCATTTAGTGGATTATACAGAGTAACAAATCTTGTAAACCAATTTAGAGGCGGTAAATTTACACAACGATTAACATTACTACGTAGGCGCAACCAAGAGATTGATACTAAAGTTCCTGCAAGTGATGACAAAGCAATTAAGATCAAAGATGCGTCTCCTCAAGGAACGGCATACACCCCTTATGGATAATAAAACATGGTAGATACAACAGGACAAACAGAACATCAACGTACAGCAGACAGCGGCGCCCAAGAAAGAAATCCTGGGCCGTATATTGCTAGAGTACTAAAACATGCCGATCCTTACTATCTCGGAGGACTCGAAGTTGAATTACTTAAAACAACAGAAGCAGGCAACGTTGGCGAAACACTAGGACAAACTGCTATTGTTTATTATGCTAGTCCGTTTTACGGTATTACACAGAGTACTAGTATTGGAAAAAACGATACATACAGTTCAACACAAAAAAGCTATGGGTTTTGGGCTATTCCTCCAGATCCGGGCAGCTTAGTTCTTTGTACATTTGTTGAAGGTAGTAGAGAATTTGGTTATTGGTTTGCCTGTGTTCCAGAAAAAGGCATGACATATATGTTGCCTGCTGGACAACCTGCAACTGAACAATTAAGTGGACCAGTTCCTAGCGAATTAAAAGGAAAAAGACTACCTGCAGGTGAATACAATAAAGTTATTACCAAACCGCAAACTAATAATGTTATTAAATATAAAAGACCTGTAAACGAAGACTTTGTAAATCAACTCAAAGAACAAGGATTAGTCGAAGACGATATTAGAGGCATTACTAGCAGTAGTGCTCAACGAGAATTTCCTAGTGCTGTAATTGGTATTAGCAGTCCAGGACCTGTTGACAAACGAGGAGGATCGCCACAAGGCGAAATAGGCTTAAAAGAATCTAAAGCTACTGTTCATACAAGTCGTTTAGGTAGCAGTAGCTTTGTAATCGACGATGGTGATGACAAATTAATTCGTAAAGGATCACCTAAAGATACTCCTTATGAATACATTAACAAAGAAGCCAGCGGCAAGGGCGGCGATGTAACAAGACCGCACAACGAAATGATACGTTTGCGTACAAGAACTGGCGCTCAAATTGTTATGCATACTAGCGAAGACTTGATTTATATTAATAACAGTCGAGGAACTTGTTGGATTGAAATGAGCAGCAACGGAAAGTTAGATGTTTATGCACAAGATAGTATTAGTTTTCACACCGAAGTAGATATGAATTTTACAGCAGATAGAGATATTAACTTTGAAGCTGGTAGAAATATCAATATGATTGTAAATGAATCAATTTATCAAGCAGCAGGCGCAAATTTAGAAATAAAAGTTGGTGCAAATGGCAATATTACAACTGGTGCCGAAATAAACATTAAAAGTGGTAGTACATTTAAAAATACTGCTGGCGGCAACTTCTCTATTGGCGCAACAAATACAACAATCAAAGGCGGCGATATACATCTTAACGGACCCGATGCACCAGAAGCAGCAGAAGCAATAAAAGCCAAGTTTCCGCAACGTGTTCCACAACACGAACCTTGGAACGGACACGAAAACTGGAACCCGGCCGAGACAGAACCAGAAAAAACCGAAGCAGTTGAAACCGAAAGCCAGGATGTACACCTTGAAGACAGAACTGTGCAGACAGATAGAACTACTATGAACGAACTATAAATACTGTATAGGGAGGGCTCCATGACTAATGCTACTATAAATTTCGGAGATTTAGAAGAACGTGCGTTAAGAGCTCAGCGATCTCTAGCACAAACCGGGCAACAACTTCTTCAAACTCCTTTGAGCTTTGCTGGCGATAGCAATAGAACGTTTAGTGTAACAAATGGCGCATTTGATGCACCCGGCGCAGCTGAACGATTTGTTTCGGGTATAGCATCAGGACAGGTAGCACCGGCTATTAGAGATGCTAGTAGCGTAATTAGCGCAGCAACAGGGTTTAATTCTATTGCATCAGGCGCTATTGCTGGAGGACTACAGGCAGCTTTGAGCGGAAGCAGCATACAAGGAGCACTTCAAGGAGCAGTTTCTGGTGCATTAAATAATGCTATTGCTACTTCTGGAATAGGAGATGCTTTAAACAATGCTGCATCGCAGCTCGGTGTTGCATTGCCTGCTGTTCCTGGATTGCCTGCACTAGGCGGCGGATTTAGTGTTAGTGGTGCAAGCGGAGGAGCCGCTGCAAGTGCTAGAGGAGGCATTACTAGATCAGGAACAGCGCCAACTAATGCACCTGCTCCGGCGAGGTCTAGTATTCAAGATGCTTCAACACAAGATGTTACTATAACTGTTGATAGTTTCTTACAAGGACTACAAGGTAGTTTGAGTTCTACAGGCGGAGATCTGGGTGCTGCACTAGGCGGCATGTTGAATCAGCTGTTAAGTTCTACAGGGTTATCTGGCGCATTAGGCGGTTTAGTTTCTGGACTAAGCGAAGGTTTAAGTAATGCACTCGGAGGATTAACTAATGCACTAGGACAGGCTGCAACCGGATTAATGCAAGGGTTAGGAAATGCTATACAAAGTATTCCAGGAGTGGGTCCAGTAATAACAGGCATGACAACTGCAATAGGCGATTTTGCTGGTAACTTGAGCAGCGCATACAATGGATTAAGTCCAGGATTAAAAGCAGGAGTAGACGGTGCAATTGCAGCCGTTGGCGCAAATGTTGTTAATAGACTAGATATTCCAGGTGTACCAAGAATTAATCCTGCAATAGCTGGTGCTGCAACAGCCGCAGTTAGTTTTTCAAGCAATCCAGTAACACAATTAAATGATATTGCAACTGCCGCTAGAAATCTAGATAAAAGAACTTTTAAAGAAACAAGAGATCCGGCGTTTGCAAATCTTGCAAGTGCTGCATCACGTGCGGCACAAGAAATGCAACAAAACGTTCAAAGAACAGAAGATGGAAACTATCAATTAATCAAAGACCCGGATGATGCAAAAGCAAGTGTTACAAAAACAGGTGTTATTTCAAACGGAGAAATACAGCCTACTTCGAATACATTTGTTGACAGTTTAAATGATATTCAATTACAGAGTTATCAAACATATGAAAGAATTTTAAGAAATAAATTTTTATCTTATGATGCACCGGCACCGGCTCTTGCAGTACAAGCATACAGCGAATACATTGAATTTAATAGTTTAAGAACGCCTGAAACTAAAAACTTTATTAACGTTATAGAAATTAAAGATGCTAATTTAATTAAACAATTGGCAGATAGATTTTTAACATTTTATCGTAGTAGTAAAAGTCGATACACCCTGTCAAACCTCTAAGGTAAATACGTTATGGCTACAAATGACAAATCTTTATATAAAAATATCACAGTGAGTGCTCAAAACTCGCAAACGCCTGTGACTAGTAAACAGTACAGAGGTATCAGTACTGTTGATCCTGATAAAAGTAGTTTTAACCTATACGACATTAATTTAATCAAGCAGGATATTATAAATCATTTTCATATACGCCAAGGTGAAAAACTTGAAAATCCTACATTTGGTACTATTGTTTGGGATATTCTGTTTGAACCGTTAACAGATAGTTTACGTGATGCTATTATTCAAAACGTAACTGAAATTGTTAATTATGACCCGCGTGTTAGTGTAGATAGTATCACTGTTGATACATATGAAAGTGGTATACAAATTGACTGTTCATTGACATATTTGCCATACAGCATTAGCGAAACAATGAGATTAAAGTTTGATCAAAGTGCAGGTTTAATTTAAGTACGCACTTTATGAAATCACATAAATATTACAAAGTGAGGACAGGTGCACCATGTCAAGTACAGAACGTCAAAATAGACTTCTTCTAGCAGAAGATTGGAAAACAGTATATCAGAGTTTCAAGTACGCTGATTTTCAAAGTTACGACTTTGATAATCTACGTCGAACAATGATAAATTATATTCGTCAGAATTATCCCGAAGATTTCAATGACTACATTGAAAGCAGCGAATATCTTGCACTAATTGATCTCATTGCATTCCTTGGACAAAACCTTGCATATCGTACTGACTTAAATGCTCGTGAAAACTTTATCGAAACTGCTGAACGTAGAGAAAGTATTCTCCGTTTAGCACGTTTAATTAGTTATAACCCTAAGCGTAACCAATCTGCAAACGGTTTGCTAAAAATTGAAAGTGTTAATACCACTGAAGACATATTTGATAGTAATGGAAACAATTTAAGCAATCAAAGTATTATTTGGAACGACGGTACTAACCCTAATTGGTATGAACAATTTATTAAAGTTTTAAATGCATCGTTGCCTGTAAATGCTACATTTGGTCGTCCTATTAAAAAATCAACAATAAACGGAATCTCTACAGAACAATATAGATTTAATGGTATTAATACAGACATTCCAAGTTTTAGTTTTAATAAAACAATTAACAGTGTAGGTACTCAATTTGAAATTGTTAGTACTGGCATTGATTCGAATAACAACGAAATTTACGAAGAAGAACCGCTACCAGGAAACAAAATGGCTTTTGTTTATAGAGACAGTGGACAAGGTGCAGGATCGAGCAACACAGGGTTCTTTATGCACTTCCGTCAAGGTTCGTTAAAAAGTAACGTTTTTGAAATAGCTAACAATGCACCTAACACAGTTGTAAACATAGATACCGATAATGTTAATAACAGCGATGTGTGGCTTTACAAGTTAGATAGTTCTAGCAACGAAGATACATTATGGACAAAAGTTGATGCTATAGAAGGTAACAATATTATCTATAACAGTGTCTCTAAAGGTGTACGAGATATCTACAGTGTATTGACTCGTATAAACGATCGTATTAGTTTAATTTTTAGCGATGGTGTATTTGGTTCATTACCAAAAGGAAAATTTAGAGTTTATTACAGAACAAGTAATAATAAAAACTTTAGGATAAATCCTGCAGATTTAATCGGTATCAACGTACAGATTCCGTATATTAGTCGTAATGGAAAACAAGAAACACTAAACATCATACTTGAATTAAAAACAGTAGTTGAAAATTCAAGTGTTAGTGAAGATAATGCAAGTATCAAAACAAATGCTCCTGCAACATATTACACTCAAAATAGGTTAATTACTGGTGAAGATTATAATATTGGTACACTAGGAATTAGTCAACAGATTATTAAAACAAAAGCAATAAACAGAACTAGCAGTGGTATTAGTAGATATTACGATCTTCGTGATGCTACAGGAAAATACAGTAATACACTAATGTACGGTAGTGATGGTATAATATTTAGAGAAGAATATGATCAATTAGACAGTTTTGAATTTAGTACCAAAACAGATATCGAAGCAGTTATTAATAACTTAATAATTCCAAAAATTAAAACAAGTTCTGTAAAGAACTTTTATCAAACAAAATATCCTAGAAATACTGAAATACAAGATTTAAATATCAATTGGAAATTAGTTACTAGCGAAACTAACTTGAGCTCTGGTTATTTTGAAGACCAGTATGATATTCCAGTTAGTATATCAAGTTATACACAAAGTTTGCCTAAATACATTGAACCAGAATCGTTATTAAAGTTTTTAGCACCTAGTGGTTCGTACTTTGATAAAAACAATCAAATTAAAGTAGGATCTCCAAGTGTTAAAGGAGACAAATTATACATTTGGACAAAGGTTGTTAGTGTTGTAGAAGATGGCACCGAAATAAATGCAGATACAGGACTAGGACCTGTTATACTAAATGACTTTGTACCCGATAGTGTTCAGTTAGTTGAAATAATTTCTCCGATTGTTGGAGCATTAACAAGTGATGTAATAATTCAACTTGTTGATCAGATATTTGCATTTAAAACTTTTGGTTTAAGATATGATGTAAATGCTAGACAGTGGAAAGTTATTATTAATAATAATCTAAATGCAAATGCTGAATTTAGTTTAGGAAAAACAGGCGATGCTACTAACCAGCAGTTGGATAGTAGCTGGATAATGCTGTTTGAAACAAATGGCGAAAAGTACACTGTAACAACTCGTAGTTTAAGATACGTTTTTGAAAGCGACAACGAAATTCGTTTTTATCATGATGGATCTGATAAAATTTACGATAGTCAAACAGGCAAGATTATAAAAGATTCGATTACAGTTTTAAGCAACAACAATCAACCTGATAGTTTTGATTCTTTTACACAAGATTGGACATGGCAAGTTGTAAAATCCTATCGTGATGCAGATGGATATGTTGATAATAAAAAATTAGAAGTTAGTTTTTTTGATAGCGACGACGACGGTGTTGTTGATGATCCAGATTTATTTTCTCACATTGTAGCACCAACAGTGTTGCCTACAACCAAATATATTTTTGCAAAGAAATATACTCGCAACGGCACAGAAGTTTATGATTATGTAGATGCTGAAGTTGAAAATATAGTTGTTCCTGCACTAGGCGATCCTGCTGCAATTAGTTCGTATGCAAACGGTACTATAGTTTATAGTTGGAAAAAAGATTTATTTTATACTGCTGATGTAACAAACAATAGATTTGTTCTAAACACTGATTATAAAGTTTACACCGGAAGAGATAAAATACGTTTTGCATATAAACATGCAGCTAATGAAAATCGTAGAATTGATCCAAGCAGTTCAAACATTATGGATGTGTATATGTTAACAAAATCATACGATACAAATTACAGAAAATATCTTAGTGGAGAAATTACAACTACAATCCTTCCTCCGAGTTCTGATAGTTTATATCAAAGTTATGGATCAGAAGTTAACAAAATAAAGAGTATCAGCGACGAAATAATCTACCATCCGGTAAAATACAAACCGTTGTTTGGAAGTAAAGCGAGTAACAATTTGCAAGCAATTTTTAAAATAGTAAAAAATTCTAATAGAGTTGTAAATGACAACGATATTAAAAGTAGAGTCATTGGCGCAGTAGACGAATTCTTTGCACTAGAAAATTGGGATTTTGGAGAGACATTTTATTTTAGCGAATTAGCTGCATATATTATTCAAAAACTTTCACCAGATTTAAGTAGCATTGTACTTGTACCAAGACAAGAAAGTCAAAGTTTTGGCAGCTTGTATGAAATTAAAAGCGAAAACGACGAAATTTTCATTAGTTCTGCAACTGTAGAAGATGTAGAAATAATTGATGCAATTACAGCAAGTAGGCTAAAAGCAACCGGAACAGTTGTAACCAGCGACGACATATTAAACACAGGAGTTCAGAGCAGTGACACTTCAACCACTCTCATTATTGGAGGCAATAATTAATGGCATATAACAACGATCAGAACGAGTATCCGTTGCCAGCAGGAAAAGACAATAATCGTAGTAGTGCAGAACTTTTACCAAGATATTTTAGATCAGATTCTAATAAAAAGTTCTTAGGAAGTACTCTTGATCAATATACTACACCTGGTGTTGTAGAAAAAATTAATGCATTTGTTGGTCGTAGAGAATCAAAAGCAACAACAGTAGATGATACATATCTACCGGATGTATCTGCTGATAGAGAAAACTATCAGTTGGAGCCATCATTGGTTGTCAAAGATAATATCGGCAATGTTACTTTTTACAAAGATTACAATGATTACATTGGACAACTAAATGCATTTAGAAGTACCACTAGTAATCACAGTTTGTTAAACAGTCAAGAATATTATGCATGGAACCCTCATATTAATTTTGATAAATTCACAAATTTCCGTGAATATTATTGGTTGCCAAACGGACCGCAAGAAGTTCCTGTTAAAGGACAAAGCAAAGAAATTGTTAGCACATATCAAGTTACATTAGTTGAAGATGACGACAACTTTGCATATTTGTTTACACCAAATGGTTTAACTAGAAACCCTAGTTTAAAACTGTACAGAGGACAAACATACAGATTTGAAGTTAATACTCCGGGTCATCCTATTAGCATTGCAACTAGTAGAGCATTCCAGCCAGCTGTTGATAATATTGACAGTAGTTTAATTACTACATTATACGAAGACGGTATTACTATTATTTCAGACGATACAGAAACACTAGTTAATAGAAGCGATTTCATTGCAGACGGATTTGTTGAAAACGGTGTTCTTGAATTTACAATTCCGGAAAATGCTCCAGATACATTATATTATATTAGCCAATACGATATTAATACAAGTGGTGCATTTAATGTATATGATATTGAAGAAGCATCTGAAATTGATGTAGAAAATGAAATCTTAGGAAAGAAAACGTACACCACTAGTGCCGGTTGGAAATTTACCAACGGATTAAAAGTTTATTTCCAAGGATTTGTAACACCAGCAACATATGCAGAAGGATTGTATTATGTTGAAGGAGTAGGAGAAGGAATAACTCTTGTTCCAGTTAATAATTTAGAAGTTCCTGCTATCTTTACACAAGATACACTAGTTCCGTTTGATCAGTATGGATTTGATAGAGTTCCGTTTGGTGATGCACTAAGTTTTGCAGGATCAAAAGATTATATGTGCATCAATAGAGCTGATTCAAGCAGAAATGCTTGGGCAAGATATAATCGTTGGTTCCACAAAGACATTATTGAAACAAGTGCAGCTATTAATAATCAGCCTGTTGAAATTGACGAAAGTGCTAGAGCAAAGCGTCCTATCATTGAATTTGATGCCGGTTTACGTTTGTACAATCACGGAGTAAACGCTAAAGACAATGTTGACTTAGTTGACACATTTACAGCAGACGTTTTCAGTACAATTGAAGGATCAAGTGGATACAATGTTGATGGCGTAGATCTTGTACAAGGTATGCGTGTTCTATTTACTGCTGATTCCGACAGCTTTGTTAATGGCAAGATTTTTCAAGTATCTTTTATTACACACAATAACAATTATCAAATTAGTTTAATTGAAACAACAGATTCTACTCCAACAGAAGATGACACTGTTTTAGTAAAATCTGGTGTAAAAAATGCAGGAAGAATGTATTGGTACAATGGCACCGAATGGAAAATTGCACAAGATAAAACAGGACTAAACCAAGCACCAAAGTTTGATCTTTACGATAGCAATGGATATTCTATAGGCGACGAAACATATTATCCTTCAAACAACTTTAGTGGAAATAGAGTTTTTTCATACAGAGTAGGATCGGGATCTAATGACACAGAATTAGGATTTCCATTAAGTTATAAAAACATTAATAACGTTGGCGATATTGTATTTGATTTTGATCTGTTATTAAAAAAATACGAGTATGAAGAAAACAATGTAATTTTAAACGTTAACAGCGACGAATTGTTTTTAAGAAAATATAACAATGGAAATCTTCTGTATGCAAATGCGTGGACAAAAGCACCACAAAAAAGTAAACAATATGTAATTAGAAAATTCACAGGCGAAGATAGCCTTAATTTATTCCCTGTTGATGTATTCAACAACAGTGCTAATTTACAAGATTTAAAAGTTAATGTTTATTTAAACAACAAATATCTACTTGAGTCAGTTGACTGGAATTATGTTAATGTTAATGCAGTTAGATATGTTCAGTTTGTAAATGATATTGCAAGTACTGATATTGTAGTTTTAAAATGTTTTAGCAATAGCCCAAAAAATGCAAACGGCTATTACGAAATACCTCACAACTTAGAACGCAATCCGTTAAACAACAATATTACAGAATTTACACTAGGTCAAGTAAACGATCACGTTGAAGGGCTGGTAGCTGAATTAGACGATTATGTTGGTACACAGCCCGGCATTGGAAATTTAAGAGATCTTGGTAGTGTTAATAGGTATGGACAAAAATTTGTACAACATAGCGGTCCAATTAACTTAGCTCTTTATCATTTAACAAACAAAGATGCAAATATAATAAAAGCAGTACGTTTTGCAAAAAACGAATATGGCAAATTTAAAAGAGAATTTTTAGCAGAAGCTAAAAACAGTGGTTATGTTGGCAATGTAAAAGATCACGTTGATGCAATACTACTTGAATTAACAAAAAACAAAACACAGTCTATGCCGTTTTATAGCACCGACATGTTAGCATTTGGTGGTGCAAAAAAATTAGAATATACTGTACTTGATTATAGAAACACTTTTTATGCATTGTCAACTGCTTTTGATATTACTAAATTAAGTACAAAAGCAGTTTATGTATATGTTAACAATTTGCAGTTATCATATGAACACGATTACACTTTTACAACTGAAGGGTTTGTAAATATATCTGCAACATTAGCCAATGGCGATGTAGTTGAAATATATGAATATGAAAATACCGAAGGTAGCTTTATTCCACAAACTCCTACCAAACTTGGACTTTATCCAAAGTTTGAACCTAAGAAGTTTGTAGATTCGTCATATACTCAAAATACAAATGTTATTAGAGGACACGACGGCAGTATTAGTGTTGCATATAACGATTATAGAGATGATTTATTAATCGAATTAGAAAAAAGAATTTATAACAATTTAAAAGTTAGCTACGATAGCAACATTTTTGATATTTACAATTTTGTTCAAGGCGATTACAGAAACACAAATCTGACTAAACAGCAGCTTGACAAAGTAATGATTACAGATTTTGTAAACTGGTTAACTCTTGTAGGAAACGAGGATTATGCTTCTAATGATTTTGTAACTCAAGGTGTTCCGTTTTCGTACAACTACAGTAGAAGTTCTGGACCTACTGGAACTCCTCTACCTGGATTTTGGAGAGCAGTATATAAAAATGCGTATGACACTGATAGACCTCATACACATCCTTGGGAAATGCTTGGGTTTAGTGACCAGCCTACATGGTGGGAAAGTGTATATGGCCCAGCACCGTACACTAGTAACAACTTAATACTTTGGCAGGACATAGAACAGGGCATTACTAGAGAACCAAACAAACCTGTTTTAAGAAACAAAAAGTTTATCAGACCAAATTTATTAAGTCATCTGCCAGTTGACGAAAGCGGACAATTAATCGATCCTTTAAAAAGCGGTTATGCAAAAGAATTTAGTTTTAATGTGAGCAAAGATGTGCCGTTTGAATTTGGAGACGAAGCACCTGTAGAAACTGCATGGAGACGTAGTAGCGATTATGCATTTAGTTTACTAGTAGCTATTATACTAAATCGTCCAAATGAAGTATTTGCAAAAGGATTTGATAGAAGTAGAATTTCAAGAAATCTATGCGGAAATTTAATTTACAATAATAAAAAATCAATTAGATTGCAAGATATAGTATTTCCTAATGTAAAAACTAGTACTGGATACAATCAAACATCGGGCCTTGTTAATTATGTTGCAGATTATATGACCAGCAACTTAACTTCAAAGTTTGAAACATATATGTCTGACTTAACAAATATAAACAATCAAATTGCATTTAAATTAGGCGGATTTGCTGATATTAATAAATTGCGTTTAGTGTTAGATAGTCGTACACCTTTAAATCAAGGAAATGTATTCATACCATATGAAAATTATCAAATATTCTTGAACACTAGTAGTCCAAGAAACGTATTAAATTACAGTGGTATTATACTTGAAAAAACAGCAAAAGGCTATAAAGTTAACGGCTACAATCAAGAAGATCCGTTCTTTGAATACTACCCTCCATTAGCTTCAAGCAACGATGCTTCTATTAATGTCGGCGGAATTAGCGAAAGTTTTATTGAGTGGAATGAAAACAAAGTTTTAGTTGCTGGTAAAATTGTAAAATATGACAATCGTTATTATAGAGTTAACACCGGGCATACAACAGGCGCAGAGTTTGAGTCATCTAATTTTAGTCAGCTTTCTGAACTGCCTATATCAGGCGGCGCAACTGCACTAATTAGAAAAAGATTTGAAAACAAAATATTAACAATAAACTACGGATCTATACTGTCTAGCACTCAGGCAGTAGTAGACTTTCTTTTAGGATATGAAAAACTACTAATCGAAAAAGGATTTAAATTTGAATTTTTCAACAAACAAACTGAAGCACTAGAAGATTTTAAACTTGTAACTAAAGAATTCTTGTTTTGGACAACACAGAACTGGGCAACAAATAGTGTTATAGTATTAAGTCCTGCTGCTAACTATTTAGAATTTGCAGCTGACTATCACGTTGTCGATAATGTATTTGATAATTTTTATGGGTATGATGTCTTAAAAGCAGACACTAGTAAATTAAACGCTACAAATACAAACGTTAGCAGAGATGCAAGCAACGTGTTTAGTATATCACCTGCACGAACCCAAGAAGGAATTTACTTTGCTAAACTTCCTATTATACAAAAAGAACATGTAGTAATAATTGATAATAGTACTGTTTTTAACGATACAATTTATGACCCAGAACCGGGGTATAGACAAGAGCGTATTAAAGTTGTAGGTTACAGAACTGATAACTGGAATGGTGGATTAAATATTCCTGGATTTGTTTACGACCAGGCAACAGTTACTGAATGGGAATCGTACAAAGATTATTACATTGGCGAATTAATAAAATACAAAGAGTTTTACTACAGTGCTAGATTTACACATGCTGGAACAGAAAACTTTGAAAACGAGTTATGGACAGTTCTTCCAGAACGTCCAACTAGCAGTCTTAAACCAAACTGGGATTACAAAACTAATCAGTTTACAGATTTTTATGATCTAGACACCGATAATTTTGATACTGAACAGCAGCGTTTAGCACAACACTTGATTGGATATCAAAAACGTCAATACCTTGAAAATATTATAAATGACGATGTGAGCCAATATAAATTCTATCAAGGTATGATACAAGATAAAGGCACAAACAACGTTTTAACTAAGCTATTTGATAAACTTGGAAGTGCAAATCAAGACAGTTTAAACTTCTACGAAGAATGGGCTATCAGAACTGGTATGTACGGTGCAACAGACAGCTTCAGCGAAGTTGAATATCAACTTGACGAAAGACAGTTTAGACTAGAACCTCAAACAGTCGAATTAGTTAACACCGTAGATTCAACAAGAACAGATCTTGTTTATCAATACCCATTAAAAGATGTATACTTAAAAACTGAAACATATACTCATAATCCGTTTATTACAAGCAACGATTTTTCAGAGTATACAAAAACAGGTGGATACGTAGCACTAGATCAAATTAACTTCTTTACAAGAACTTTAAAAGATGTATTATCGTTAGATATTAATCAAGTAAATGTTAATAGTTTTATTTGGGTACCAGAAGCGCAGCAATCGTGGAATGTTTATAAACACATACTTTCGCCTGTGAGAATAGTACAAATTGATAAAACTGAAATAGGATTTGTTGCAACATTTAACAAAGCAGTGCCGTTTGGTATTGGAGAAATTGTTGGAATTAATAATGTAAACGAAGACGTTAACGGTTTTTGGGTTGCAAGAAAAGTAAATCTAAATACTGTTGAATTTTATTCAAATACTCCTATTACAGACGATAGTATAGATTTATCAGATAGCACACTTGGTATTATCAGTCAACTTAATAGTAGACGTTTGCCAGCAATAACTGATGCAAACGATGTCTTTGTAAATTACGATTTAGACTCTAACGAAAGAATATGGGTTGACAACAATGGCAATGGAATTAGCGAAGTGTTTGATAACAACCCTGTGTTTAATTTACAGCAGGAATTGCCTAACGAATCGGGATTAGTTGATGAAGGCTATGCTACTGCATTTAGCGTTAATGGATCAAATCAAACACTAGCTGTTGGTTTACCGGATAACGGAATAAACGGGTCGGTAGCAGTGTATTCGAGAATAAGTGAATCTCAAGAATACAGCTTAATACAAACAATAACACCTGAAGATATTGCTACTCAAGCAATTGAAACTATTTCTCAAACAGATCCAGTAGCAATTACTACTCCTGTAGAACACGGGTTGGAAACAGGACAGCAAATTAAAGTTTCTGGCGCTACTGGATTAACTGATTTAAATGACAATCTTTATTACATCAATGTGTTAAATGATTTTGAATTTGAAGTATATATTGATAAAGCATTAACTACATCGCTTAACGGTACAGGATTTAGTGCTCATACATTTGCATCGGGCTTTATTTCAACTGGCATTCTTTACAGAGAAGGCGCAGGATTTGGTACTAGTGTTTGCATCACTGAAAATGGACAATATCTATTAGTTGGTGCACCGTATGCATCTGACGTTAAGAGCAGATACATTGGCGAGTTTGACGGAACTAGTGCATACAATCAAGGTGACATTGTAAGCGACAGAGGAACATTATGGCGTGCAATACAAGATATACCTGCAGGTGTAGCAGATAGCACAATTAGTTCTTTGGCACAAGATTGGGAATCTATTGACATTTTAGAAACCGACGAAAACGGAACTATCAGCAACCTTGAAAGCCAAGGTGTTATCCATGTTTATAAAAAGGTAGTTAATGCATACAGACCGTTAACTACAATACTTTCACCGGTTCCACAAAATAACGAACAGTTTGGTATTGCAATCAAGAGTGCGTTTAGTACAGAAAATGTACACAGATTGTTTGTACGTAGTTTTGCTGATAATGGTAGAATTTATTTTATTAATAGTCCACTTGACAACACAGATACTTTTGTGTATAGTAAAGACAGAAACTACAAAGGAACGTTTGATCCTTTAAAAACATATTATACAGACGAAATTGTTTTTGCAGGAAACATACTTTATAAAGCAAACACAAATATTTTTGGAAGTAGTGGAATTATTCCTGGCACTGACACCGAATGGCAGGTATTAGATCAATATATCGATTACGTAGGGTTTATACCTAACTTAGGAGATGTAGTCGAGGTTGACAGTGACAGCGTTGGACTAGGTAATGCTATTAACATTGGTAGAAGTTTTGATGTTAGTCAAAACGGAAACATAATTGCAATTGCCGGTATACTAGATTCAAACAGTGAAAACAGAGTTAGTATCTACAGAATTGACAATAATCAAAGATACATTTATGAATCTAATATTGATGCAACTACATTAGGTGAAGACTTTGGTTATAGTGTTGCACTATCAGATGATGGAAATACACTAGCAGTATCTGCGGTAACAGCAGATGATACTGGAGTTGACAACGGTAAAGTATATCTGTATCAATACAACTTTAACTCTGAAAATCCGCTGTTTGATTTGTCACAAGAATTGTATTCACCAGCCGGACAGAAAAATGAGTTATTTGGATGGCATATAGATTTTTCAAAAAACAAACTTGCAGTTCTTAGTATTAACGGAGATAACGAAGTAACAACAGAGTTTGACAGCAATGACACATTCTTTGATAATGGTAGTACAGAACTTGTTGATATAATAAAAGACAACGGACAAGTATACGTCTATCAAAATATCAACGATACATGGGTCTACGCAGAAAAAATGCGTTATACTAGAGACACAAACAAAGCAATAAATCCTACACTGATAATACAAGACAATCACATACTTGTAGGAATGCCTAGTGCAAATTATATTGATAATACTGGTGCCTTTACAAATGTAGGATTTATGATCGATTTTAGATCGATTAAAAATGCAAATTCTTGGATAAGCAACAGCTTAACACAAAGTTATGTTGATACTAGTAAAATTAAAAATGTATTTTTATATGACAAAACCACAGGCGATTTAGTAACATATCTTGATTTTATTGATCCTATACAAGGAAAAATTGCTGGCCCAGCCGAACAAGAATTAACATATAAGTTATATTATGATCCTGCGGTATATAACGTTGGTTATACAAACACCGGAAATAAAACTCCTTGGGATAGTAATTATGTAGGAAAACTATGGTGGGATTTAAGCACAGTTAAATGGTTTAATACAAGACAAAGAAACCTAGAATACAAGACCAACAATTGGAACAAAGTAATACCAAGTTTTGAAGTCGATGTCTACGAATGGGTAGAAACTGATTTACTTCCTAGCGAATGGAACGATATTGCTGACACAGTTGAAGGCGAAGCAGAAGGTGTTAGTGGTACAAGCAAGTACGGCGATAATACATACGTTGCAGCAGAAGTTTACGATCCTATTACTGGAACGTTTGCAAACAAGTATTATTATTGGGTTAAAAACAAACGTTCTATTCCTGAAATAGAAAATAGAAAAATAAGCTCATACGATGTAACTCAGTTAATTGCTGATCCAGCAGGACAGGGTTATAGATTTGTTGCATTTTATGATTCAAATAAATTTGGTTTACATAACGTTCGTAACTTTATAAAAAACAAAGATACTATCTTGCATATTGAATGGGATTTAATAGAAACAGATAATAACGTTCATTTTGAGTACCAACTATTAACCGAAGGAGTTGAAACTAGTAAACCTACACAAGACGTAGTTGACAAGTGGATCGACAGTTTAGTGGGTTACGATAAAAACAGCAATCCGCTGCCTGACATCAGTATTAGCATACCGC